ATGGAAAACACGATGTATGTCAGGGGTGAACGCGACAACATTTTCGGGCATCATAAGATGTTACTAGGTTTCGCCAAGCCGAATTTCTTCTATGTATATGCTGTCATCGAGAGCCAAGGCCGAGAGCAGCAGCTTGTTGAGTTCCCGCTAGCAGAACTTGTAATCGGTCAAGACGAAGACGTAATAATTGATATATCTGATCGCTGCGAGCGGGCCGTTCAAGGAATTTATACCAACATTCACGCTCAAGTGACGGTAGATGAAGCCCGTTCTATTGCGTCTTCAAACGCTTTCGGCATCCGTGTCCGGGGTGGTTCAGACGCTGAGCTTTTTTTGGGAGTTGGACCTATGTCAACCGACGGAGGTATAGAATTGTTAAAAACTTTTGTTAGTTGTTTATCAGACCGTTAGGTGTCAAACCCTCAACAGCCTATACGGATCAAGGAGCCAGCGCGCTGACCTGTTTTCGAACAGTTCAACAGTCGATTGTCGCTCGCGGTTCTCATAGACGTCTCCCGCAATAAGCAGGACAGCCGCATCCACCTCGGCTTCGGCACCTGCGGGTACGGCGTCGCGGTTCATATAGCGCAACGCAGACCCTCGAGCGGCGGCCAGACAGCCCTCTAGCTCCGTATCCTCATCATCGAATTCAATTCGAAGATGTCGCTTTAGCCGATCAAGATCCACCGCCACGGTCGAAGCCCTTCTTCTTAGCAGGCTCATCTGCGACACAGCCCAGCGTTCGCGCAACCTCGGCCATGCGACCAGTCACGGTATCGCCAACCTCAAACTGGCGCGGATAAACCTCGCCTTCAGGCACCGCCTTGAATGCCTTCGCAACACGCACTTCCATCGGCACCTCCTGTATGAAGGGCGCCCGAAGGCGCCCTTGTATTGTTAAGCAGCTGCGATCTTGTGGTAACGCAGAGCCGTCGGATCAGTCACACCGCCGCCCACGCGCTTCGTGGTGTAGAACTGCACGAAAGGCTTGTTGGTGTACGGATCGCGAAGAATGCGAATACCCATACGGTCAACCACGAGATAGCCGCGCTGGAAATCACCGAAGACAACCGGGATGGCGTCAGCGGCGATGTCCGGCATTGCAGCGAGCTCGCTGACCGGGAAGCCAAGGATCGTTGCAGGCTGGCCAGAAACAAGCCCCGGCTGCCAGATGTAATTGCCCTGACCGTCCTTCAGCTTACGGATGGCGCCCTGCGTCTTGCGGTTCATAGTAAACCGCGCATTCGGAGTACGCTCGCTCGGCAGGTCACAAACCAGATCAATGAGGCCGTCGGTCGTAAGACCGGCTGCGTCGCCGCTATTCACGGTCGGGATCGCGCCCCAAGGATGTGAATTCGCCGCCGTATAGGTCAGCAGGCCCTTGGGCTTGTCGGTGCCGTTGCCGGAAACGAACGCAATACCTTCCTGATACGCGAACTCAGTCTCGACTTCACCGGCAAGCCAGTTTTCGAGGTTGATTTCGGAATCATCCAGCAAGCGCTGCGTTGCCGCAGGATTGGCGTAGATTTCGCCGGTATTGAACTTCACCTCGGCGAACTTTGCAGCCGGGGTTTCAGGACGCGCAGCGGATTCACCTACCCAACCCGACGCGGTTGCGCGGTCGTTGTAGAGCTTGGAGAAGCCGTTACCAGAAATCTGAATGACCGAAGCGATACCGCGCATCGGAGAAACGATCTTCAGCTTGTCGGTAATGGTGCGATCCCATTCGGTCGGCGCAGTATAGCCGCCATCTTCTGGAACTGCGACGCTCATCGCGGCCTGTGGGTTGGCCTGAATGAATGCGTCAATGCTTGCCTCATCGCCCTTGCGGAAGAAGCGGTCAAACGCCTTGGTGTATTCGGCGTTCTTGATATCGCGATCCGGGTGCGAGGCACCAGCGGTCTGGAGAGCTGCCAGCTTCTGCGCCTGCTCATCGAGAGCAGCCTGGAGATCACTGACAGTGGCATTGATGCGATCGACCTTTTCGGTGCGAACGACATCTTCCGTGCCCTTCTTTACGTCATTAAGAGCTGCGCTGTGTTCTGCCTTGAACGCTTCAAATGCGCGGCCCTGCGCTTCAATAAGCGCCTTGATTTCATCGGGTTCCATGTGGTTATCCCTTGGAAAGAATATTGGTTGTGCTGACAAGAGCGGCCTTGATGCCGGTCATGTCTTTGGCTCTGGTCTTGCCAGCGTCGCGCGTGGCGTTCTCGGCGGCATCGCGCTCGCCTCGAATTTCATGGAGAAGTTGAGTACGCGAACGGCGCGTCTCACCTGCGGCAGCCAATGCCCGGTCAATTCGGCGCATCGCTGCAATATGTGCGGGAAGTTCGGCCTTTGCGTCGGGCTTAGCAGTTCCGGCGCCCTTCTCGTCCGCAAAGCCCTTTTCGATGGCCTCATCAGCTGAAAGCCAAGTGCCGTCCGACGCCTTTGA